TTATAAACACTAGTGCTCCTAGTGTCAAGCAAAAAGAAATAATAGACACCAGAAACAAAGAAGAAGAAATAAGTAATAATTTGTTAAAATCTATTAGGGATATTATAACAACTAGTACTCCTAATACAAATCCTAGAAACAAGTCAAATACTAAAAGTAATAAAATTGTCAAAAAAGATGCACCAGTAGTACCTAAGGAAGTTAAAACTGTAGTGCAAAATGCACCGGTTTCGGACATAACTCCTACTATTGAAATAATTGATAAAAAAGTAGAAGGTCCTGTAGACAGCACTACCCCGGTTGTTGCTCCGGATTATCTAGATTTGTTAAAAAAATCAGAAATCAATACAGATGCAAATAAGGATTCTAATAATCCTACTGTATCATATGTAGATACACTGAAGGATACCGAGACTGGAGCCACAGGAATTGATAAAACTCCCTCTTCAACTATAGACGAAGAAGCTATCATATCACTATTAGATAAAAATAGAGACGACCCTAGAATAAAGAGGTTGTTTAGCTACCATTCAGATGCCGCTAGAAAGGAATTGTTCGAGATAGCCGATAAATTTAGTAGAGAAAATAAAGAGAATAATCTAAAAATGGCTCACTTATTCGAGAGTGGTGGTGGTACTAATGCAGTTCAATATGCAAATGGTGGTACAATGGATGGGGATTTGTCAATTACAGGCAATCTTCAGGTTACAGGGACTATAGTAGGGGGTAATAGCAACTTAACTCGAAAGGTATTTCTCATAGGTAATGGTGTAGATCTAGATTATACTGTCACCCATGCACTAAACACAAGGAATATAATTGTTAATTTATATAATCAAAACAATGAAAATATAATAAGTACCATAACTAATATTTCAGACAATGAAACCACGGTATCTTTCAACGAACCGATGGATACAGATTCTATTAAAGTAGTGATAATTGGTTAAATTTGACCAAAACTCCCGTAAAAATTTATATTGACCGTTGAAAATTATGTGGTATTATAGTAAATAATTTCATGGACATTACAAATCATCGCAAAGAAAAAATCAAATTCATGCTCTGTGGTCAGAATACCTGCTGCCCAGTATTAACTGAGGTAGATGATAACAAATTTACACTCACAGATGATTATGAAGGTGAAGTGGTTTTGACCAAGACAGAATTAGTTATTCTCAAGAATTTTCTAAATGATAATATAAAGGACTAATGTACACCTTTTATATTTCTTCTGCTATTGGTATCTGTTTAATTTTAAAATATGGAACAATTTTAAACACTTTTAGAGCCAAAACCTCGGCAGTGTTCCCCATCCTAAATAACTTATATAAGTGTTGTTTATGTATGGGTTTTTGGATAGGTTTAATACTTTCATTCTATGTCTATGAGATAGATAATTATGGAGTAGAAAATGTACTATTCCCTTTTGCTGTATCATTTTGGGCATTTCTATCTGATAGTATAATAACTATGATATTTACTATAGTTAATTATTTTACTATTTTATCATCAGAAAAATCTGCGCCTAATAAGTAAGATAATAATACTTTAAATCTTTCTTTAGTATCATCATTCCAAGTACCCTCATCAATTTCGCTCTTAAGAAATTTCATTAATAAATCAGCTTTCATATTATTGGGCATAACTCCATTCGGGAACATAAGCTGATTCCCGAATTGTGCCTTGTCACCATCACTAGCATTAGTAGGTCCATGTCCGGGTCCTGACATAGAAGCTGTAGTTTGATATGAATTTTTAGAATCCATTTCAGGACTATTAGTAAATTCTCTAAGAACAACTTTTTGTTTATAAATGTCTCCCATCTGATAAAAACTGATATCCATGAGTTTATTTAGTTAAATAACTTCATGAAGTTCGATGATTTAATAGATATGTTTATAGAAGAATACCAAAAGCCCAATCCGATGCGGGCAACAGATGGGAACACATGGTTTAAAGGAAAACCTGCGGGGTTTATGGGTGATGATGGAAAAGCAGGAGTGAACGGAGTTTTACCTCAAGGGATGTTTCCTCAAAAACGAAATAAGCCAAATAAGAATAAATATAAAAAATGATAAAATTCGGAGAATATTTTTCGTTGCAGGAGGATCCAGATCAGTTATATATCAATAACGATAATTTAAAAGTCGATGTTGAATACGATTTTGATGATAATACTATATATGGATTTGGTTTTTTAAATACTAACATAGAATTTATGGGAGTGAAACCATTTGCCGAAATGCAATCTCTACATAGTGAACTTGCAGTAGGTCGAGGGTTGTCTCACGGATTGATTAAGAGACTTTTCTTTGAAAAAATAAAAACTGGTATCGTTAATACTTATAATAATGATAATAAATTAGTTAAATTTGATTTATCTGATCTTGCTCAACATCAAGAGTTTATGAAATCTCCTTTAATGAAGCAAATAAATGCTCGTTTAATGTTTTCTCCTTCTGGGAGGATTTGGACGAATATTAAAAATAATGTAGATAATAAATCTGTGGCGGTGCTTTCTTTTTGGGCATTCAAAGATAAACAAAAAAATAAAGATAATGATCCATCGGCCTTCGGTGATAATAAAATAATTCTAGCAGAAGGTTATGAAGTTACTGCTACACATATAAAAAGAATTTTAAATAAAGTTGGGATACCAAGAGATCAATGGAACGATGTGTATTTAGAATTCCTAGAAGATGAATATGCCGGGGCTCTTCACAAAAGATTGACTTTTAGAGAATTTTTGGGTAATACCAATACTGAACCGGCAATAAATAAAACAAAAGAAGATGTCGATAAAGAACAAGAAATGATCAAATCTGGACAAGAACGGATTAAACTTGGTGCTCATGGTAATAAATTAAATACCAATTTTGGATCTCCCGTACAATTACAGAAAGCAAAAAAATCGGGAATACCATCGTATGCAGAGTATCATGCTAAACGAAATCCCCAATCCGAATCGATAGAAAATTATTAAAGTAATTTACCATTATATTAACTTATTATAAGTTAAATAATTATATAATATAATGGAAAATTCAAAAATACGCCTTCACATACCGGGGATTCCATATACCATTACTAGAGATGAATTTAGTCATGATGCATTTACCGGAAAGGTAAAAAAGTTTTCTCGGAGATACTAGAAATGTTTCATATTGTCACTTACAAAAAAGAAAAATGGGATTACCGTTTGATTCATATGGCAAAGGTTTTTATATAAACGAAGATAATTTTTCTTTAGACAAGAATGTAATCGAGATTACCGTTTAAATATATTGCTGTAGGGGAGTTAGATACTTCTTGATTTTGTCTAGTTTTGTGGTACAATTGATCCTATGTCTCATAAGATTAGATGTGTCATTACAGGTAAAACCATTACAGTAAGTAATGAATATTACGAGAATAAAGTATCCCAGTATGGGTCTCCAGAAAAATTTAGTTCTTTATATGTATCTAGGCAAGCTAAAAGTCTGTTAAAGCGTGGTTATAAAATAAAAGATATTAAAGATTTATTTAAAATAGATCTTACAGATTTGCCAGAAATTACTGATAAAATGGTAAAAGATATCTTAAAAATCAAAGATGATGATTTAGATTTAGATAGTAATTCAATTAAAAAATCTGATCTGGAAATTGTGGAATATATAAAAAATCTCCATGAGTATTTAGATCAAAATGCTAGTTTAGGTATGATCACAAATCGAATGTAATCATACCTAAATAAGGAAGCATATGATATTCGATGAACAGATCTCGCGTAAGCCTAATAACTATCCTTGGACGGAAAAATTCATCAAAGCCATGCATGATGGTTTTTGGACCGATAAGGAATTTACATTTAGTTCTGATGTACAACAATTCAAAGTAACACTTTTGGACAAAGAAAAAGAAATTATAATTAGGACTCTTTCTGCTATTGGACAAATCGAGGTAGCAGTTAAAACATTTTGGGCAAGATTAGGAGATAATTTACCTCATCCATCATTACAAGATTTGGGATATGTAATGGCTAGTGTAGAAGTTATTCATAATAATGCATACGAAAGACTACTTTCTGTTCTAGGTTTAGACGACATTTTCGAACAGAACCTTAAATTGGAATGGATCCAAGGAAGAGTGAAGTATCTCCGTAAATATACTCACAAATTTTATAAAGACAGTAAGAAACAATATTTGTATGCTATTATACTATTCACTCTATTCGTTGAGAATGTTTCATTATTTTCTCAGTTTTATGTAATCAATTGGTTTGCTCGATTTAAAAATGTAATGAAGGATACCGATCAACAGGTAAAATATACTCGTAATGAGGAAAATTTACATGCTCTAGTTGGTATTCAAATCATCAATACTATTCGAGAAGAATATCCAGAACTATTTGACGAAGAATTACAGGAACGTATTCTCAAAGAAGCTGGCGAGGCGTTTGATTCCGAATCACAAATTGTAGACTGGATGGTTAATGGAATAAGCGAAGAGGGACTTAGTGCTCCTATATTAAAAGAATTTATTAAAAATAGGATCAACCAGTCGCTAGAACAGATTGGATTTCCTAAGGCATTTGAAGTAAATAAAGAACTACTATCTTCTACGATGTGGTTCGAAGAAGAGTTATTAGGTAATAATATGGCGGATTTTTTCCATACTAGACCCACAGAATATAGCAAAAAAAATCAATCATTTACAGAAGACGATTTATTTTAATTATGAAAAGGGAAAGTTATTATTGGTTGAATAAGGAATCTATAAAATTTCTCGAAAGGGGATATTTGCTCGAAGGGGAGACCGCTATACAACGGTATAGAGATATTTCTATCACTGCCGAAAGATATTTGGGGATAGAAGGGTTTGCAGATAAATTTGATAATTATCTTTCTCGTGGTTTTTATTCATTAAGTTCACCAATCATTTCAAATTTTGGGAGAGAACGAGGACTGCCTATTAGTTGTTTTGGGAGTTATATTCCAGATACTATGGATGGCATTCTAGATAAAGTTTCGGAGGTAGGCATCATGACTAAGATGGGAGGGGGCACATCGGCCTATTTTGGAGCCTTACGGGGCAGAGGCGCACCAATATCTGCGGGTGGTGAATCGACAGGTTCCGTGCATTTCATGGAATTATATGATAAATTGATGAATGTTGTGTCACAGGGAAATGTTCGTAGAGGTTCCTTTGCAGCATATTTGCCAATTGATCATCCCGATATTTCGGAATTTCTTAAAATTCGTTCAGAAGGTAACAATATACAAGACCTATCTTTTGGGGTGTGTATAACAGACGAATGGATGATTTCCATGACCAGTGGAGACAAGGAAAAACGGAAATTGTGGGGAGACATAATTAAGAAAAAATTTGAAAGTGGGTATCCGTATATATTCTTTACTGATACTGTTAACAAAAATGCACCACAAGTGTATAAAGATA